TCAATCCTTCGTGCGAATAGTGATGAACTGCGTTTCTGTTGCTGCCATATTTTACATCAATGTGTTTCTCAAGAGCAGCTGACGATAGAGGAAAGTCATCAACGTAATCAAACCTCTCGTTACACATCATAATGACCCAGTGATAAAGAGGGCTACCGTAAACTTTCTCAGAGATAATTTCTGGAGTCTCCCCGTCTTGAATATGGTAGTAATCAAAGAGAACGACGTTGGATAGAATGTCTTTTCTAATGCGAACGTTGTGAGTGATATCTCTAATGACCATCAAGGTAGATGGGTCTTTATCTGCTCCGAGTTTGAAGTCGTAATAGATCTGAGGAAATTTTGTAAAGTATGTCATTACATGCCCTTGTCGATAGAATCTTTTGTCAATAGAGCCAATTCTAAGAACGTCATGTCTACGTTAATCTGCATTGGAGTACCATCAGCAAAGGCATTAAACTGCCCCTGTGGTGTATAGTTGACGTTCATCTCTTTCAAGACACAAGATGTATGTTTGTGAAGGTTGGCGTTTTCTTGACCACCATTGTAGTAAATGATGTCAAACTCTGAAGGATAGGTATACAAGAAACCTTTATCATCTTTGAACTCTGGGTGCATATGATACTTAAAGGCATGGATGATTTCCATAACCTTGTCTGCTTCAGTAGAACTCTTAGGAAAGAACTGGTAGTTGAACTGAAACGAGCGATAGTCAACACCCTTAAACACTTGTTCTTTTCTTGGGTTGGCAGCAACACCGCCTCCACGAGCAATAGCTCCAGCACCTGGAGTGCCAGCACTGATAGCCATGTTGGCGACAATGCTTCTCACTGTGTTTGAAGATTTAGAGATGTCGCCACCTGATACAGCTTGCTTTAACGCATCACCACCTTCCATAACAGCAACAAGATTCCCCATATTTTCTTCTTCCCACTGCATACCATAACGGATACCAACTTGGTTCGGCATATATAACGCAATAGCAGTGTCCAGTCGTTTTGTTGCACGTGTCAAAGTGCCGTTCGTTGGGATTGCAGCAGCGCCAGCGCCAGAAACTACAGCGCCTGTAACACCTGACCCAGCAGATCCACCAAAGATACCACCCAAAGCAGCGGAACCTGCGACCGCACCTTCTTTGGTGTAATTTCCACCAGCGAGCGAACCAGTCTCACGTGCAGGCACGTCTGCAGCAGCAACAGTCTTAGCGCCAGACTGATCTAACTTACCGCCCTCAGCGATGTTGATGAAGAACACGACATAGTTACCACCGTAATCTGCCCTGTTGGATAGCAAATCCTGAGGGTAAGTGTGTTGCTCCATGCTATATTTGTCTGCACTTCTACTCTCTTGCTTTCGAACTGCCGCTCGAGTGCCAGTAGCTGGGTCAACAGGTGTTTTCTTCTCTTCTGCCATGTTTGTAGATCTCTAAATAGAAAAAGTTGTTATTTATTCGATAGAGTTATTTATGTACCATAAAAGAAGATATGTTCCAATACACCCCGAAAAGTATAAAGGGGATCCAACAAATGTCATAATGAGGTCTAGTTGGGAGACCAAATTCGCCATTTGGTGTGACAACAACCCAAATATTCTATCTTGGTCGTCTGAAGAGACGATCGTGCCGTACCGTTGCCCTATCAGGAAGACGATACACCGTTATTTTATAGACTTCAGGATCCAAGTTAAGAACCGTCAGGGGCAACTAGCCACGTATCTGGTGGAAATAAAGCCATCAAAACAGACGGAACCGCCTGCATTTCCAGGTCGTCAGACGCAACGATACCTGAAAGAGTCTGCCACGTTCATGATAAATCAAGCAAAATGGTCAGCTGCAAAGACATGGGCAACCGATAGAGGGTGGAAGTTTATCATCATTACTGAAAAAGAACTCGGACTGAAGTAATAAATATATTTATGACCACCTCTAGAAAATCATTTAAAGACGTCTTTGACAAATACAAATACGACCGTACAGCTGTTACGAAGTCGAGAAGTTGGTTTCAAGGACAAATTGCCCTTCTCAGAACAGAGAAGGTTACTCCCGCACAACTATTGAGGGCAGACAAGACTGCGCTTCGACCAAGAGTGTTGCCTGGATTTCTGTACATGTTTGTGTACGACCCAAAGACTAAGGCAACCCTACCATACTATGACGCATTTCCACTAGTGTTTCCTTTTGCAAAAACGCCAAACGGATTCCTTGGGTTGAATATGCATTACCTTCCATACCCACTTCGTATCATGTTGTTGGATAGACTTATGCTCTATGCAAACAACAAGAACCTAGATGAAGTCACGAGACTAAAGCTAAGTTGGCAGCTATTGGCTAACACATCAAGACTAGCTTTGGCTCAGCCTTGCGTTAAGGAATACCTAGTCGATCATGTTAGATCGCAGTTCAGAAAAATAGAAGCTGAAGACTGGATGACAGCAATGATGTTACCAGTTGAACAGTTCAAGAAAGCCACTACCACCAAAGTGTGGGCAGATAGCAGGAAGAAACTTACCAAATGAGCCAAGCACCGTTACTCCAAGATTTTGTAGCAGAGATGCAGAAAGGGTTAGCACGCACTAATCGTTTCTTCGTGTTACTACCTGGTAAGGAAACAGGTAAACTGATGGGTATGTTTTGTGAAAACGTACAACTACCGTCTTCTACAATCCTAACATCACCTTCTAGAATTTTTGGTGAAGTTAGGGAGGTGCCATACGAACGATCATATGAACCGATTAACATGTCGTTCTATGTAGATTCAGATTTTCAAGTTAAAAAATACTTTGATGATTGGCACAACAGTATTTTCGACCAGTACAACAAATCTGGAAAGTATTATGAAGAGTACGCTAAACAGATTGAGATCTGGGTACACAACGTAGAAGATAAAAGAACATATGCGGTAACGTTGAACGAGTGCTACCCAAAATCAATCGGAGCGATTCAACTTGATTATGGGTCCAAAGAAATCATGAAAGTACAAGTGACCATGCAGTTTAAAAATTGGAGAGCTGTAGCTGGTAATGCGGCTGCAAGCGAAAGTGCTTTGGCTAACATCAACAACCCTCCAGTACAAGCAGAGGGTGATACTTTCGCAGAACTAGACTTGAATAATTTGGTACAAGGTCTTATGGACAACGGTGGATTGTCTGGATACTTAAATGACTTCCAATCATTTCAAAACGATCTACAGTCTCAAGTATCTGGTCTACAATCATTCGCTAAAGATCCAGTAGGATCATATCTTGGTGGTAATAATTTCAACATATCTTTCGGATAACAATAATAACAAACTGGAGATTAAGATGGCAGAAGAAGTAAAAAGCGAAAGCGAAAAGAAAAAAGAAGATTGGATGAACTCTAAGTGGCGTCCAATGATGGGTTGGATGTACATGGTAGTATGTACCATGGACATGGTCATATTCCCAATCTTATGGAGTTTATTGCAGACACTAACACATAGCCCTATCACACAATGGAACCCGCTAACACTACAAGGTGCTGGTCTGTTCCATATCGCAATGGGTGCAGTACTTGGTATTGCAGCATTTGGTCGCACACAAGAGAAATTGGGAGGAGCCAACAATGGTGGATTATCCGCTACATCAAGCAACCCTACAACACCTAGCATTCCTGCGCCAGCAGCAACCCCAATGCCGTACGCAGTTGCAGCACCAGTCGCAAGACCAATGCCAAAACCACCAACTCCATCAGAACCAGAGTTGGACCCAAACGATCCACCAACAAGAAACACTAGGAACGATTAATGAAAATTAATGATACATTATCTGAAGTCTTTGACGTACCACCTATGTCAAAGACTGCAAGCGAAGTGATTGATGCATCTACTGGCGAAGTCATCACACCTTTATCTAACGATATTGTGGGTGATGACTTTAACCACACAAGAGAGAACTTAAGATCCCTGCTCCAGACAGGACAGCAAGCTCTTGAGCAAGCTCTACTTGTGGCTCAAGCATCTGAGCACCCAAGAGCATTTGAAGTAGTAGGTAACTTGATGAAGCAAATGGCTGATGTGAACCAACAACTGTTGGACTTGCATAACCAGAAGCAGAAAATCGAAGCTCCATCGAAGAAGGACTCTGGTTCTTCTAAGACTGTTAACAACAATCTATTCGTTGGAACGACCGCTGACTTGAACAAACTAATTAAAGACATGTCTAAAGGATAAACAAAATGGCACTACCGATTCAGAAAACCGCAATATACACACTTACCATTCCTTCCACAGGAAAGACTGTTAAGTACCGTCCGTTCTTAGTTAAAGAACAGAAGTCTTTGTTGATTGCACAACAAAGCGAAGACATGACTATCATGTTGGATACTTTGAAGTCACTCATCACAGGTTGCATTCAAGACAAAATTGAAATTGACAACCTTGCAATGTTTGACGTGGAGTATATCTTCTCTCAGATTAGAGCAAAGTCTGTTGGTGAAACAGTTGACCTAATCCTACGCTGCGACACTTGCGAAGATGAGAAAGCAAAAGTGAAGGTCACTGTCGACTTGACTAAGTTGATTGTTGAAACACCAGAAGGTCATAATCGTAACATCAAGTTGTTTGAAGATGTTGGCGTAATTATGAAGTACCCTTCTCTTGACTTAGTTAAAGAATTAGAAAACCTTAGCACCGATGATGTCGATGCAGTATTTGAAGTTGTCGTTAAATCAATCGACACCATCTACGCTGGCGAGGAAGTACATTACGCTAAAGATTACACTAAAGAAGAGATGAACCAATTCTTGGACAGTCTGACACAAGACCAATTCAAGAAAATTCAAAACTTCTTTGAGACAATGCCGTCTCTAGAGAAACGATTAGACTACAGATGCCCAGTGTGT